TTTTGAAGGGCTTGCTGCATCTGAGCTTCCCCCATCAATCCCGCTGCTCTGTTGAAGAGGTTCTTGAAGTTTTTTATGAAGCCCTCATAATTCACTTCAAAAACAGCGTTTGCAATTTCATAAATTTGATTGTTAGTCATTTCATCAAAGGAAGGACGTTCTTCTTCATCTACAGCATATTCAAGAATTACCTGAAGATTTTCTGTAATCAAATTTTCCATAAATCCAATAGCTTCCTCATTTGTCTTAAAATCAGAAACACTGGAAAGTTCATCAATAGAATTAATAAGACGATTTGCTAATTGGAATTGATCATTCGCAGAGAGAGGATAAACTTTGATTGTGCGTAATTCTCTTGTCCCAATATCAATTTCTTTGATTTCAGGATTCAATTTCTTCTTTGTTGTGTTCTGAGCCATTTCACTTTCTCCTTAATATTTTGAGATTAAAAAATTCCTTAAAAAGGATTGATGCTTTCCTCTAAACAAGGACTAATAAAAAAATAAAAAAATTTAATAGTTATGTCAAACTCCCCAATCAATTAAGAAAGGGGAGTTTGAGTTAGTGATTAAGAAGTTTCACTTGATCCAAAATAGATTCGTCCAAGAGGAGCAGAATCCCAAGCATCATTTCCACCTTCAACACCAGAATCAGCACGTTTAGCTTCAAACGTAATTGGGACATTGGCGTTATCAGTTTCATTGAAACTCAGTTCCACACTACTTGTAACCTGTGCTCTCGGAAAGATAATATACATGTGATCCGTCTGATTAGGATATGTATATATAGCTTCCATACGAACATAAGAAGGAAGTTTAATAGAACCAAGTTCAATTTCATCTTTTTCACCTTCGTCAGCATCAACAGAGTGAGGATAATTTTCATCATCTGCATCAATACCACGAGCAATAGCCAAGTTCCTAAGAGAAAGTTCCTTAAACTCACACTCAAGAGCAGCAGTTTCACTCAAAGGAATTGTCAAATCCTCAAGCTGCGGAAAACCAGAAAGCAAACGCCAATACTCAATTTCACTGGTAAAGTTAGTGGAATTCAATGCTCCCAAAGACTTTTCATTTTCATCAAGAATCTGATCTCTTTCTGAAATATTATCAGAAGAAGATCCTACAAGAATTTTCGCAAGTCCCAGAGCTACCGTAGAGGTATTTCTGGTAACTGGACCACTTCTAGTAATTGCCATAATTAAATCCTCCTATGACTTTCACTTTTTTATTTAGGTTATTAATAATTCAACTTCGTACTTTTTCACAATGAACTGGATTATGAAGGAAAAAAATTTATAATATTTTCATGACGACAATTTTGACGAAAGCACTTAATTTTTATTGATCCAAAAACCTCAAGATCAACTACATTATCACCATCAGCACTTCTTCCAAATCTAAAAACAAAAGTACCGTTTGGTTTTCTTTTTAATAATTTTTTACCACAACTTTGACAACTTATCCATGAATAATCTGTTACTACCACACTGTACCCCACTTTAAGAAACAAGTAACAGCAGACATTCTTGATTGATCCCTAGCAAAAGAAGTATCCTCTTGTGGAAGAAACTGAATTTTCATTGCTCCTATCTTCTTCCAAGGATGACTGTCAGTATCATATAAATCAATAAATCCAGGAAACATAACTTCAATTATTTTGTCTCTCACTTGAGCATTTTTTATTCCTTCTGGATCTTTAATCGTAAATGTATAAAGACTTAAAGTACATTGGCTTACATGACGATTATTAATTCCTCCTAAAGCAATAGAAATCCAAGCTCCATCAGAATCTTTAACTCCAGGATCACTTGTAATTATCCTATCAAAATACAGAGGATATTCTGTTATATTATCAACAAAAAATTTCTTTACTGATCGTCTTATATTTAATTCTTTTACAGTAGGATCAAGCATAGTGGAACTCACATTTTATGTACTGTCTGAGAAAATTCTTTAAGAATAGGATAAAATTTTTCATTTAAAAACTTTTCAGCTTCAATCATTTCTGGTTCTTTTTCACCATCAAATTCTATTTGAGCATGATCTAATAAATTTTTCAACATAAGTAATTGCTCTGCTGAAAATTCAATAGTAACCCAAATGTCTCTTTTTTCTATATTTATAATACGCATAATTATCCTTAAGATATTTATCCTGTTCCAAGACCCATTCTAATTCCAGAAACTCCAGTCATTCTTCGTGACATTTGTTTTAAAGTTTGCCATCTTTGATCTTCAGCATTCCAAAATCTACGCACTCTTTTAATTATTTTTTCATCTCCCTGAACTAATTGATTTATAACCTCCTGATTCTCTTCTACAATTCCAGGAACTCTATCTCTCATAGCGCCAGGTAAATGTTTGGGTTTAGGAGCAGCTAAAGGACGTACTGTTCCTGAATAATCAATATCAGGAATATCATCAGCTTCTTCCATCATTCTTGCTTCCTCTCTCGCAAAAAACGCTTCTTCTGCACTCATTGTATCATCATCTTCTCTTGAAAAAGTAAATGGATTACCATCAATATCTCTAGCAGGATATTCCCAATGATTTGCTAATTCACGTAAAATTGTATTTAATCCATTTACAACAGGAGCAGCTACATCTACTGATTTATCATTAACCCAACTTTGAAATCCCATTGCAAAAATAGGTCTTGGAGGTTGCAACACATTATATCTAGCACTTCCAAATTCAAGTATTTTTGCATAAGTAGCAATATTGGTAATTGTACCTATTTGTAAACCTGTCACATATAAATTATCGGGAATTCCTACAGCAAATCTTCCTCCTCCCATATCAAGAGCACGAATAGAATTAACCATTGTTTCTGTAGCAATTCCAATATGCGGTCTTAATGTCACTCCATCCCAATACTCTGGTCTATTTTTTTTATATTCCCAATAATCAGACAAAGCAGGAACTTGAAAAGCAAAACTTTGTCCCCATATATATTGCCGTAAATAATCAGCTAAACTATTAGCAGCAGTTCTATTAAGCGCATGCCCTCCTTCTTCTCCAACCCAATATCTTGCATGACGACTAATCTTATCAAGAGTATGTCCTGTTGCTCTTGCTGCTCTGGATAATTTCTGAAGTTCTCTATATCCAACAGTCATGACAGACGCATATCTAGCCACTGAAAGCTCCTAACTGACAAAAATGTACTCCAGTTAATCGAGTAGATTCAACTAATTCAACAGTCCAAGGATTAGGATCAATATCAACAGTTATTTTATCTCCTGTTTTTATATCAATAAATTTTGACACAATAAAAAGTTTTTTCATCTCAGGAAATCTTCCATAATCTTCATCTCTTATATTCTGACGTTCAATTGGATAGGTAAAAAGGCTATGATGAGCTTCATAAATATTATTCCATTCATCAACTAATTCGTAATTTTTATTTCTTTCTCTTTCCTTACGCTGCAACCAAAACTTTGAATTGCATTTATAAAGAAAACTTTCTTTCGTAATAGCAAAACCTTCAAAATATTCACTCACCATACTTGCTATTAAATAAAATGTATTATCAGCAAGTATATTAAGCACAAATCCAGGCTTAGCTTCTGTATCATGAGGAAATGAACTGATAACTTCGTATTCATTTTCATAAGGTCTTCTACTTTGCCAATCACGTTCTGGATCAATTTTAGTAGAAAACCATTCTTCAGTTTCATAATTATAGATAGAAACAGGTTCACCTACTTCTTCTATAACTAAACGAATGTCATTTCCTAAAACATTACTCATGCTTAAAATACCTATGCACATCCTTAGTTATGTCATTTCCAAAACTGTCATAAACAAATCCGCTTTCAATATACATAGTCAAAGAACTGCTCAAGGCAAGATCATCAAGCATATCCTCGAACTCTTTATCCATTTCTTGAATAAGAGCATGATAATGATTAAATCTGTGGTTTAAAGCAAGTTGTTTATAACGGAAACGATGTGCTGATTGAATGCGTAATATATCAAGGGCATGTCGTTTTCCACGCTTTAATGCCCATATTTTCTTAGTTGGATCACTAATAGGAAATTTATATCCTAATTCATTGACCGCCTGAAGGGCGGAAAACTCCAGCCCCTCAGGAGTCAATAAATCAGAGGACAACCCTAGTGATAGTTGAATTTTTTCAATCAATTCAAATTCATCTTCAATGGGTTCCATTTGTTACTCCATAGTCTTTTTTGAAGTAGGAGCCCTTCTCCTGGTTGTCTTCGGTTTGGTTTCTTCTTCAGTTTCAGTTGTCTTTTCCTCTGTCTCAACAACATCTTCCTCAGTATCAATAGTGGTCATTTCACTTTTTATCTGGGGTTTTGTTTTTTTATCATATTGGAGAACACGAACAACTGACGATTTTTCCTTTTCTGCTTCTACTTGAACTTCAGAAGGAATTCCCCGAGGGGAGTCCACTGAGTAAACTCCCTTCGGGATTTTTCCTGTCTTAGTCCTGAGTGTATAAAGCAATTCAACTTTTCTTATACTCATTATAAGACTGCTCCTTTTTCAGATTTACGATCCACTATCTTCCTCAAACACCTTGAAGGTCATAATAGCATTAGGCCAGTACATAACAGGCAGACCCTTATTCTGAATTCTCATCCAGAGACCATCAGGATCCCATTCATCCTTGGTATCGCCGTACATACCCCAATTACGATTAAGACCAAAAGGAGCTTCCATAAACTCAGCAATAGTTTCTCCTTCAACAGAACTGGAGAAAAACATCAGCTTATCGTCACAAGCAAACTTCTTTCTGAGAGAAATACGACCCTTTCCTTTGCCAATAGAAGTATTAACTTCATCAGCAAAATTCAGAGTATTATTTGCATAGTTGACGCTGGTTATTTCAGCTTCCTCATATTCAAACATAGTACCCATGTTATAAATACGGCAAGGACCAGGGCAGAAATCAGTAGCATCTTCAACTGTAACAGATGTGCTCGATCCACCGGTAATATCACCGGTTGTCCAAGATGAAATATCAAAAAATTCATCATAAACAATCAGGTTACCGAGACCCATCAAGTTCGCAAAAACACGCTGAGGATCACGATACAGGTCACCTTCACCAAAATGGGACTTCTTCAACAGATCCTGAAGATGCTCATCAAACATCCACCAAGAAAGCATATCACTGGTAATGACAGCGTACTCAGGTTCACGTCCAAGTTCATCCACATACTCCTTACGAAAATCAAATACGTCTTTCAAAGGAGTAGCAGAGCTTCCCTTACTTCCATCAGCCTTCTTCCAATAATCATCTCCAGATAAAGACTGAATGTTCTGAGAAGGAACATTGTAATTCACAGTGAACTTACTCCCACCCTTAATCTGATAAGAGAACTTATGATTAAAGAGCATTTGAGAAATCATCCACTCTTTCCTGCGATCACAACGAGCACGAAGCCGCTGAATCCTGCGAGCAGTTTGCTTCTCAGCAGTATAATAAGTCTGTTCAGTTAGAGGTTCACGCAGATTGTTCAGAATTACTTCATCCAGGAAAGTTTTTTCTTTCCAGTATGCAGCAACCGCAGAACCTTCACTATAAAACTGATCATCTCCGACATTGGGAGCAGGAGAGCCAGGAGCAACAAAAGGAGTCATTCCTACGCTTCCATACTCAACCATCCATCGAATTGTATCAGAATCAGCCCTATCTGTAGGAAACAAATTCACAAAAAGCAGATTCTCTTGACGAGGGAGCTTTTGTATGAATTTATTCAGAGTTTCCAATCTAAGAATTCCAGCACCTTTCATAATTCACACCCCCTTTACTTTATAACGTAAAAAATGCCATCTTCGTGAGCATTTAGATTACTACGTGCAGAGCTGTCCATTCCAATTACAGAGTCTTTGTAAAGAACAGCGTTACCAACAACAACAGAAGTCAAAGCACCTTCAACTTCATCTGCTTCCTCAGCCATTCCAGTATCAGTTTCCTGATCCAGAACATAATAGTTTCCATCCTGACGATGCTTAATGTAGGCATCATCGGACTTCTGATAAGTCTCTCCAAGATTGGAAGTCACAGTAATAGTAGCTTCATCTCCACTAACGCTGATTTCATCAATTTCATAGTTTCCGCTATTACTATCATCAGCAACAACTACTTTTTCACCAGGAGCAAAACGAGAAGCATAATCAGCTTTGACTTTCAGATCCTTCTGACCGCTTGACGCATTTTCAAGAAGATAGGTGTTTCCATTATCTCCATGAGGAACAATAAAATCTGCATCATTAACTTCAGTCATGACCTGTCCCATTTCCAATATACCAAATCCCTTGCGAGCAGTTTTCTCAAGGATAAGAGCCTGCTCCCTGCGGGAATAAAAAAGCCTCTTCTGGACTTCTCTATGGTAGCCAGTAATGTTCACCTGAGGAACACTACCTACTCTACCAGCATCAGTTTTACCAATTCCTATAGGCATAATTCACACCCTCCTTATTTTGTTTCAGCTTTGTTCAAGTAACCAAACAGACGATCTACATCAGAATCAATTTCAGTTTCGCTATTGTCACTGTATTTCTGATTTTCTTCAAAACTACCAAAACCCTGCACAGAAGAAGGTTTGGTTACTTCACTCATAGCTTCTGACCAATCCTTCAATTCAGCTTCAACAACTTCCGTGAACTTAGCTTCATCAAAGCTATTACTTTCATCCACGAATTTGTTATGATCAAACTGCTTCTTGATCTTGTCGTGCAGACGCTTGGGGATAGAAAACTCACCAAGTTTTGCACCCACAATAGAATCAGCCTGATTCTTGATTTCCTTTTCCTTGCGAAGCTGCTCTGTCTTTTCAAGATTCACAATTCTTTCTTCATACTTCTGAGCAGTCTCAGACAGATTTTCTTTTTCCTTCTTCAAACCATCCCTCTCTTTTGTGACACTCTGAATCTGATCGGAAAGCTCCTGGATCTTCTGATCCTTTTCGCTATCCTTATTCTGAATCTCAGCAAAGAGATCAGGATATTTCTCTTGCAGTTCCTGTAGAGTCATAGATTTTTCCTCCGTTTCTTCTTTTTCTTGTTTGGATGAGATTAACTCAATATCCAGTTCCTCTTCTTCATCTGAAAACGCAGCAACACTTGTATTTGGATCAGCTCCAAATACACAAACAGAAGCCTCTCTAAAATTGGACTTCCGTATAATTGCTGCTGGACCTTTCAACTTATATCCGTTGACTTCAGCACTTTCTCCATCAGAAAGTTCCTCTATTACAAGGGGCCTTATTCCAATAGAAGCCTGATAAGGAAAACCATCATTAAGATTTCCTTTGAATTCCTGAGCAGTTTCATTACTCAATAAATTGATTTTATCAAACACAATGTCATTGTTGCTAATATCTGGTTTCTTATTAGCGACTCCAATCTTTTTATCAAGTTCATGCTGCTCAAGTATTGGAAAACGCTTACCATTGAACTGAACCCCGGAAACATCTATTGCTAAATCTCCCCAAAGCCAGTGTCCTTTGATAGGTTTTCCACTATAAGCCTTCATAGAAAAGAATTCCTTATCTTCGGCACTATCTTGCTGTAGTTGAATGTCAACATCCTCAGCAAAATACAAATGCTTCTTAGGAATCTTCAGCTTTTTCTTTTCTGTACTCACAAAATCACCTCCTTGTTCCATTTTCTTTTCCTTCATAATCATAATCTTCAACGGTTTTGTCAATGACAACTGAATAGGTTTAAGTCAACAACCTAAATTTATTCTTCTTTATCACTTGGATCACCTTTTGGTTCTGCTTCACCTTTTTCTTGAGCAGCTTCTTGATCCATTACTGATAAAGTCTTTGGATAAAATTCATCTTCAGTAGCTTTTGCTCTTCTAAGAGCATGATAATTAGAAAATCCAAGTCTCTTAGCTACTAAATCTCTTGGAATTCCAAGAGTGTCAACAATAGAAGCGTGTTTTGATCCTAAAAATGCTTGAGCAAGTGACTTTACATCCTCAAGTCTAGACATAGGTAAACACACATCAATGAGCTTATAAACTTCCTTCTTTACTTTCTTTTTTACTGGTTTTTGATCCTTAAAGTCAACTACCTCATCAACCATTCTATAATAAGCAAAATCTCTTATAGCTAAAGAACGAAGCCAACAAATAGGACGCCAGAAATTATAAAGCAAAAATAATTTAAAATAATGAAGCTCATCATTAATTCTGTCTCCTTGTGGACCTTGTGAAGCTTTCACAGAAGCATAAGAACTACGATAATCTCCAAGCATAACATCCTGAGGTTTCTGGAGTCCAGAACTTACCATCTGCATAATATCATTATCCTGATCAGAAATAGAAGTCAATTTAGGATTCACACATTCGAGAGTCATTCCTGGAGGAAGTATTAATGTCCCACCAGGATCTTTAGGTTGCATTATTCCTGTTTTCTTTCTTTCTTCTTCAGTCATTGAGAGCCATCTACGAAGTGCTTTTGCATCTTCAACTTTAATTACCCAAAGATAAGCTCCACTTGATTTCTTATGGTCAATTTCATATTTCTTGAGAGCTTCATAATAATTTACCCATTCAATAGTGGTCTTAATATGACTTACATTCCTTTTTGTCAAAAATCCTTTATTCCAATGAATAATAAAACGCTTATATCCATTTAATTTATTGTATGGTTTCTTTTCTGGATTTTCAGATTTTGCTACTTTTAACTTTCTCTCATCATAATCAGGATGATCTTTTACAAGATCCTCTAATTCAGGATAATAAGCAATATTTATAGAAGGAATCAATCCTTGAACTGTTTCACTAACTCCACCTTTAGCAAGTGTGTTTCTATATTCAACATGATAAAATAAAGGAAAGTTTTGTTTGGTAGGATGGAATATAATTCCCGAATTATCATCTCCTCCATTTTTAAACATTGAAGGAGGCATAAAATCAACTTCTACAAATCCTTTTTCATGAAGGGTTAATCCATTAAATAATTCACCTTCAATTTCCTGACGAGCACAAAATTTAGGCATATTTTGATAAAGATCATTTCTTGGATCTTCACAAATTTCATCTATATCTTTTTGTAAATCAGGATATTTTGCATTAAATTCAAATCCCCAACCAGCCATCCTTCCCATAATATCACGAATATGAGAATTAATTTGAGGATTGCTTTCAGCTTTATCCCAACAAACTTTTTGCCATGTATGCAAATTCTGTAAATTTTCATGTGATAAAGCTACTTTAGGAAAACCATCTTCATCTACTTGAGGTCTCTTTCCTACATAAGGAACAACCATAGACATAAGTGCATCATCTGAAAGATCCTTCAAAAAAGAAACTGTTTGCTCATCAATTAAAGATCGTTTTCTTTTTCTTTGTTCAGGCATATTTAACTCCTAAATAAAAATTACTTCTCATACTTACTTGGATAAGTATATAAACATTGCATTAAATGTAAAACATTTTTTGATAACATGTCATATGTTGAAAAACAAGGACGATTCAAAACTTTAATTTTTAACTTATCCAAATCCTGTCTTTCCGTGGAACTAAATTTACAATCACTTATTTGTTTTGCATTGTCAATAGTAAACCAATGATTCATATACCAACTTTTCATCACAATATAATTGTTTACATAATTAATAGAATCAAAAGCCTCTAAAAATTCCTTTTTATGAATTAATATTGGAGTATGTATATCATAATGCCAAATTGGTAAATTTTTTTGTTTCAACAATTCCTTGGTTTTATTTACTCTATGCCGATATTTAGGATCACGACTTGTTGTATGTAATTCTTTGTTATAATAGTAAGGAAAATCAATTGCTTTAAAACTCTGTGTCAAAAAATGATCATCATTTATAAATAAAAAAGGATCACTAATATCATCATTCTGACATGAATGATAAACTTTTCTGATTATATTAGCATCTTTATTATGTTTATAAATATCATTCTTAGAAATATGAATTACATTCTGGCACCATTTAGGAAGAAATCCTACTACATACACATCTTTAACACCAGATAAATATAACTCCAATGATCTTAAACTATATCTAAGTTCTATATGTTTATTTGTGCTATGCTGAATACATAAATAAACAACATCTATATTCATAGCCTATCCTTTTATAAATAACTGCGTAAAATCATAATTTTGTGATTGCTTATACATATCAT